TATTACTGATTCGAGGGGATCAATGTCAACTGAAATTGAGAAGGGCGTCATTGACTTTGACGAGTCAATAGCGATGTGGCTTGAGCAATATCGCGCTGCCCTAGCAAAAATCAAAGAATGGGAAGAAGTTGCAGATGTAGCTCGCTCCCATATCGAATCCGCTTTAGGCGACGCCGAAGTTGGACTCTACAAAGGTCAACAGGTCGTTCGCTTCACAACGGTCACATCAACGCGATTTGATGTGAAACGCGCAAAGGAACTCTTGCCACCACAAGTGCTTGATGTCCTACAAGTTCAAACCAATTCTCGTCGCTTCACACTCGTCAATCAGGATCAAGAATGACACCACGAGTTGATTTCCCTTCCATTGATGCGCCAAGCATTGTGGAAATTCCTGACTACGACGACGATGATGAGGATGACGAATGACTTTCACATCACCTGTCTCGCCTGCGAAATCTCTTGGTCAAGGCTTGTCCGAGATTATTACGCAGGCAGGGATATGGACTCCTAGAAGCAAGCAAGTCGTCATTGGGCCTTCTGAAATGGGTCACGAATGCACTCGGCGACTTGCTTATAGATTGCTTGATTGGGATAAACCAAACGAGATGGGTTCAGGTAATTGGAGCGCCCAAGTTGGCTCTGCAATTCACAAATATCTCGCCGATGTCTTCTCTCGTCTTGAAGGCTACGAAGTCGAGCAACGAGTCACCATCCGTGGCAACCTGACCGGCACAGTTGACCTCTATGACATCAACCGAGGCATCGTCATTGATTGGAAGACCACTTCTCCTGCGCAGATGGATCGAAAGCGCAAAGAAGGTGGCTCACCTATCTATCAGACGCAAATTCAACTCTATGGCTACGGCAAAGCACAGACAGGGGCGAAGGTCAATCAAGTCGCGCTCGTCTTCTTGCCGACAAGCGGTTCGATCGATGAGATGCACGTTGAACTCTATGACTACGATGAATCTGTTGCGTTGCGAGCCTTGGAACGCATTGACAACATTCACTCGCTACTTGCGCAAGCAGATGTCGAATCCAACCCTGCAATGTGGGCAATGATTCCATCAGCACCATCACGGCTCTGCACCTTCTGCCCATATCACTTGCCGTATTCCAAGGACTTGACGAAAGGATGCTCAGGTGGAACCGAAACTCGTTCTTGAAGCAATGGGCAAATTTGAATCTAAGATTCTCAATGCAGTTGCTTGGCTTTTCGGCAATCGCGGTGGATCAGTTGCTTATTGCTATCTCAACATTGAATGGCCAAATAAAGAATTGGATCACATCGAAGTAACCATCAACGATGTGAAACGAATGCACGAAGAAGATGAAATGAACAAACAAACAGAAAAGGAGACGGGGGAATGACCTTCGCAGCACCATCAACGCAGAGCGAATCCGTCAAGGTCGCTGACCTTGCAGGACACTTGCTCATCATCACACCGACTGAATATAAAACAGGTATTCAGACCATTCACGGATCAGCAGAGGCCGTGGAAGTCGAGGTCATTGACCTTGACACCAAGCAGACGCACGCATCATTGCTTTGGTTCAATGTAGCTCTACGCAATGCACTGAAGAACAAAATCGGTCAGAAGGTCTTGGCAAAGATTGGTCAAGGCGCGGCGAAGCCTGGCAAATCGGCGCCGTGGATTTTGATTGATGCCACAGGCGATGCCAATGCCGTCGCCCTTGCCAATGCGTATCTGACAAGCGCACCTGCACCTGCGGCTGCGCCTGTGATACCACAGGCGGCGACCTTGGCAGCGACGGCAGGCATTACGCCTGAAGTTGCCGCGCTTCTTGCACAATTAGGGGCGAAGCCCGCTTAAATGTGAGTGACAGGCGGGTTCCTTCCGTCTCCGCCTGTCGTCATGCCGGTCGTCGGTGCCTACCTTTCCACCGATGACCAACCGCAGTGCCTGGGGGCGATGAGATACGGGGTCATTCATCGGCAGGTTCAATTCCTGCCACTGCACTCGATGAACAAAGGAGATGCAATGCCGACATACGAGTTCAAATGTCAGAAGTGTTATATGACTCTTGAACAGTATTTTGAATTAGGTGATGAACCAACAATGCGTTGCTTTGAGTGTCAAGAAGAGATGATCAAGATGTTCACACCACCTGCAATTCATTTCAAAGGTGATGGATGGGGCGGTCAATGAAATGTCGCCATATTTATCAACGCCTTGCGGTGAGCATTTGCCCTGATTGCGGCGGTGACACCCATGAAACTGATTTTGAATTGCAACAAAAACTTCATAAGCAATGGATTGATGATGGCAAGGCCGATTGGAATATTTGTCCACTCGGGGGAACGCTGAGGGGATGGTGGTCGATATGACAACGGCAGTGTCACTGTTTGCAGGCGTTGGCGGTTTTGATTTAGCTCTTGAACGAGCAGGAGTCACAGTTGTCGCATCTGTCGAATGGGATAAGCACGCACAGAAGGTTTTAGCACGACAATTTCCACACTCAACTATTTTCGGAGACATTCAGGGGGTAACAGGTGAACAATTACGAGCAGCAGGATTTGATCCCACCGACGGAATCATCACCGGCGGATTTCCTTGCCAAGACCTTTCCGTCGCTGGCAAGCGAGCAGGATTGGCAGGACAACGCAGTGGTCTTTTCTGGGAAATCTGCCGACTCTTGGACGAAACGAGAACGCAAACTTTTATCCTCGAAAACGTCCCTGGTCTTCTTTCCTCAAATAACGGAAGAGATATGGCCGTCGTCATTGAAGCGTTGGTCGAGCGCGGGTATCGCATCGCGTGGCGGGTGCTTGATGCTCAATACTTCGGAGTTCCCCAACGACGCCGTCGAGTCTTCATTGTCGGATGTCTTGGAAACAAATTCGATCCCGCAGAAATATTGGCTTTCTCGAAAGGCGAAGGACGGAATTTTGTCGAGGGGAACACGACAGAACAAAGAACTACCTCAAGCATTAACGACGGCACTCCTTCGAATTTGATGACATTTTCGAAAGTAAGAAGAGCGCAAAATAAAGATGATTGGGAGACTTGGACTGAGCGTAATTTCACAAATACGCTCAATTTATTCGATAACACTAATGAAGCGCGTGCAACTGAATTGATTATTCAAGACGGAGACGTGAGAAGATTGACACCGCTTGAGATGGAAAGATTGCAAGGATTTCCCGATCATTGGACTGCATATCAATCTGATTCACGACGATTTCAACAAATAGGAAATGCCGTTGCAGTTCCTGTTGCGCAGTTTATTGTGAACGGGATTGTCAACAATGTCTGATTCTTGCGTTGCTTGTGGTAATGATGACGGTCACTACAAAATTTGTTTAGATTGTCTTGAAAAAATACCTTGCGTTTGTGAGGAAAAAAATGACTAAAGTTTGCGGTGATGGTGTATTGGCAACACAGGGAACATTCCTGTTCTCAGAAGGCGGTTCAATTCCGACCTCACCGCTCCAAACTTGTTCCGAGATAAGTTATGGAGCTGCCTATGAACTTGTTACAAAGTATCATTATTTAGGCAGCACAAGATTTATTGGGCAATTTTGCTTTGGACTTGTAGAAGGATGGGAAATAGTCGGAGCAGTTGTTTATTCTCCGTTATCTGTTCCGAATTCTGCTTTGAGTGCTTTTGGATTAGCACGAGGACACTATCCTGATCTTGTTGAAATGTCTCGAATGGTCTTGCGTCCTGATTTGAATGGAACAAACGCAGGTTCCAAATTGATTGGTTACAGTTTGCGAGCATTGAAGAAGAAAAATATTCGTGCGGTCATTACTTATGCGGATTCGAGTAGGCATTACGGAGCAATCTATCAAGCGTGCAACTTCACTTATCACGGATTGACGCCTCAGAAAAATGACTTCTATTTCGCCGACGGTCGAAAATTGACTCGTGGTAAATCAAAAGGTTTTGAAGGTAAATGGGTGCCGCGAAGTCGCAAACACCGTTATCTTTACATTTTTGATCCAACTTTGAAAAGTATTTGGCCACAAGAGAAATTTCCAAAAGAAAAATAGGAAAGGGAGCAATGACGGGGGAAATCTTACGAACGGCGCTTGAGTTCGCTGCCAATGGCATCTGTGCAGTTCCTGTTGCCACTGACGGAAGCAAGCGACCTGCGCTATCGAATTGGAAGCAGTATCAGGAGCGACAACCGAACCCTGAAGAATTGTTGACCTGGTTTTCTAATGCCGAAGGGGTCGGTGTCATCTGCGGAAAAGTCAGTGGCAACCTAGAGATGTTGGAGTTAGAAGGTCGAGCAGTCGCCGACAAGTTACACCTTGATCTCAAAGAGATGGCGACCAATGCCGGTCTGCAAGAAGTGTGGAATCGGATTAACAATGGTTATGTCGAAGTCACGCCATCAGGCGGTCTGCATTGGCTCTATCGCATTGACGGCGAAGTTCCTGGCAACACCAAACTTGCACGACGCCCTGGCGAAAACGGCGGCATTGATGTTCTAGCAGAGACTCGCGGCGAAGGTGGCTTTGTCATTGTCGCTCCGACCAATGGCACCTGCCATCCATCAGGCGGAGCGTGGACAATGCTCGTTGGCGGGCCGAAGTCCATTCCGACGCTGACCGTTGCCGAACGCGACCAACTCCACAAACTTTTCGTCACCTTCGATGCAATCCCCAAGCACGAGGCAATTACCGAAGACATCAAGCCGAAAGCCGATGGCTTAACACCAGGAGACGACTACAACTCCAAGGTGAGTTGGGAGCAGATATTAGAACCGCTCGGATGGTCAAAGGTCTATACCACTCGTGACAAGGTGACTGCGTGGCGCAGACCTGGCAAGAACGAAGGAGTCAGTGCCACCACCAATCACGCAGGCAATGACAAGCTCTTTGTCTTCTCCACTAGCACACAATTTGAAGCAGAGCGATCCTATTCAAAGTTTGCGGTCTTCACCCTTGTTGAACACGGCGGAGACTTCACTGCCTCTGCTCGCGCTCTACGCGCTCAAGGCTACGGAGAAGTCAGACAAGAGTTGGGCACCTTGGAAGTTCATTCGCCATCCCTAGTTCAACTCCATAACGAAGAAGGCGAAGTCGTCGAGTCCTCATGGATACCGAAACAAATCCAAGAGATTGAACTTGAGGACGAGAACCCACCATCAATGCTCAAGCGCGAGGACGGCAACTGTCTTCTCTATGCAGGCAAGGTCAATGCCATCTTCGGTGAGAGCGAATCAGGAAAGACGTGGATTGCGTTAGAGGCTATTCGTCAAGAATTACTCAAGAACAATATCGTCTTCTATTTAGACTTTGAGGACTCGGCAAGGTCAATCATCAATCGCCTCAAGACGCTCAAGGTGCCTGTGGATAAGTTCAAAATGTTTCGTTATGCCAACCCTGATGAGCCATTGGGCGAAGGAATCGGTGAAGTTATGCGAACCGAGATTATGGCCTACCTGCCCACACTCATCGTCGTTGATGGCGTTAATGCCGCGATGAACCTACTTGGTCTTGACCTAGAAAAGAACAAAGACGCTACGACCTTCTCACAGAAGGTTCTCAAGCCTTTGAGAATCGGCGGAGCAGGCATTCTGACCATTGACCATGTCACCAAGAGCAAAGACAATCGAGGCAACTACGCCATCGGCGCTCAGGCAAAGCGAGCTGACATTGATGGCGCGGCCTTTGCCGTGTCGGTGGCGATGCCATTCGGCAGAGGCATTGACGGCGCCTTGGACATTACTTGCACCAAGGATCGTCCTGGCTTTGTCCGCGCCATCTGCCCTGACGCCAAGACGGTCGGCGTGGCCAACCTGCGCTCGCTACCTGACGGCGGCATCTCGGTTTCCATTTCAGGTGGAATTGTCAAAGTCTCAACACGAGAGCAGAAGATGGAAGCAGTCTGCGACCTACTTCGTCGGACAGGATATGAAATGGGTCGGAATCAAATCGCCGATCACTTGAGGGAAGAAGGTCACGGAATGAAGGATGCCGAGTTGAAATTTGTCATGGAGAGCCTCGTGAGCAATGGTCATGTCACCTATCGCAAGGATGGTCAGAAGTTCCTTTATGGCTATCAGTCCGACTTCTTTGCCAATGATGTCAAGCCTTGGAGTCCGAATGAGTAACTGTTTCCCTGTTTCCCAACTGTTTCCCACTATTTCGGGAAACACCACCGACTCGAGCGTGCCAACTGTTTCCCCGTTTCCCCCCTATAAGGGGGGAACGGGAAACAGGGCAACGGTCACCCTTGGGCATTAGATGAAGACCGATTTCAAGCCAATCAACTGTTCACGCTGCCAAGCGATGATTTGGGCAGGTATCTCGTGGGCGGGATTCGACCGATACCTTGACACCCACCGATTGACGATTGAGGAAGAAATCATCAAGCGCCTGTCAGGTCTGATGACCTACGAGCTACACCGCACCCGCATCTCCTTTGAGGCCGTCGAGAGAAGCCTTCAGAGAATCCGATGGGCCGATCCAAGCAAAGACAGAGTCATTCTCGCCGACCATACCTGCCAAGGGTTCAGGCTCTTTGAAACTGAGGTGCCTTGGTATTGGTCGAAGTTATCCACAGTCACATCCACAAGTGAGGAGCCTGCCTTCTAATGCAATGCACTGTCTGCAAGTCTGAGATTGAAACCGAATGTCGCAGTTGCTTCGGTCGCCTGCGAGCTATCTTGAGAGAGTTGCCACAGTTGCAATTCGAGGCAGGGTTCTACCTTGAACCGAGTCGCACCGGCAGTGGCGCCGTCACCGCCGAACGCTCTATCGGTATCAATGTCAATGCCCTTGATTTCTCCATGGCGACCGACCTGTTGGCAATCCTGCACAGTTGGGAGTCGCTAATCAGGCGCGAGAGGCAGTTGACACCGCCTGCGCTGGTGGCTAAGGAACGAACAACCGATGCCGAGGTCTTGGCGACTTGTGAGTTTCATATCGCTCACTTGTCGTGGACATTGCAACAATCGTGGGCGTTAGACTTTGCGGGAGAAGTTTGGGGGCTACATGCCAGGGGGCGTGCGGCTGCCAAGAAGTTCAAGGAACAGGCAAGGCGCATTCCTTGTCCGACTGATGACTGCACGAAATTTGTTGTCATTGATGTCGAACAACTTTCGCAAGATGTCAGTTGCTTTGGATGCAAACAAAGTTGGTCTGTCTTGAGATTGGTGGCGTTGGCAATGAG